GCTGCAGCTTGAGCTTGAATATTAGCTTGCTGCATTTCTTGATCTTTTGCTTGCTTTTGTTTACGTTTTAATTTAAGTAATTGATTTGCTAACTTTAAATTCTTAACTTGTCTAATATCAATTGCGTCTTCTATATCTATACTTTGTTGTTGAAGTCCCATTTGTATATTAGTCTCTAATACAGCTTTTTCTTCTTCATCTGGTTCTAATTCTAAATAAATACCAAAATCAAATAAATTAAGATTTTTCATTTCTTCTAATGAACCAGTATTAAATCTACTTATTGCATTAGTTAAAGATTCTGCAGTTAAAGCATAATCTAATACATCAGCAATACGTAAAGAAATATTTTCAGCTATTCTTACACTCATATATAACATTGATTGTAATATATGACGTGTAGCTACATTTGAGGCTGCAGCTGCTAATTTTTGTAAACCAACTAATGCATATTGATCTGGGTTACTTGCATCTCGTGCTTCATTTAACCCGGTTACATCTCTTATCATTTGTAAATAATATTGATAAGTACTAATTAAAGAAGAAATTTTAGCTTGCGATGCTGAGGTTTGTAATTCTTGAATTGGAACCATTCCTCTATTTGGATCTCCATCTTGTGTTTGTGATCTACCTACAATACTACCAGTTTGGAAATACATATTTAATGCTTCCTGTGGATTATAGTTTGTTCCATTCCCTAAGTCTACTTCTGATAACCCATCTACATCCACAAATACTCCATCAGGTACCATACGAGATATTACTTGTTGAAGTTTTAAATGCGTTAATTGGATCATATCCGCAAACCCAGTACATTTACTTACTACCGATTCTACCCTACCTCTATAAATTCTTGGAGCTGTAATAACATAATTCATTCTACATTTAGTAGTATCAGCTGCAGGTCGAGTCATATTTTCTGCCATTTTCCATTCTAGCATATTCTCAATACCTAAGACTTTAACTCCTGAATATAATACTTCAATTTTTCTGCTTACTTTATCAAATTTATCACTTGGGGGAGGATCAAAGAAATCTGTTTTTTTAAGAGATTTTTGTAATCCTTGATCAGTCTGTTTAATTTTCCAAACTTGTTCTGAATAAGTTTTATATTCAAAATATAATAATTGAATAATATCTGGATCTTCATTCCAATTTCTTAAATAATTTTGTGTACCAGGAAACTTTTGGATTTTATCCATTTCCTCTACAGTTAAATGTGGGAATTGTTTAGCTAATTCCGCAATACTTACTGATTTAACTTCGCCTACATAATATATATCTTCAAAATTTGGATCCTCTGTATAAGAATATACTAAATTAGCAGGATCTACATAGTCAACTGTAATTCCATTAGAAGTATTATAGTTAGTTTTAGAACAAGCAATACCTAAAACAACAAGATCATATAGTAATCTTCTTTTTGTTTCATGATATTTATTATTAGCTAATACATTTGTAATAGCCTCTTCTTCTGCTATTTCAATACTTTGCTTATAACTAAGCTGCATATGTAAACTTAATTCTTCTTTATTTTCTGGTAATTGCTCTGGATTTGCAGTTTGAAACATATTTACACCAGTATCTTTTTGTATCATTTCAATAAAACTCCTTGCATTCATATCTCTTAAAAGAGTTTCTGCATAAGTAGTTCTTTTCTTTTGAGACTCAGGATCTTGAGCATAAGACTTTATTTCATAATTTCTTTGGGACATTCCATTAACTACTATATCTACAAATTTAGATATAATAGGTACTGGTTTCCAATCTAAATTAAGATAAGATAAATCACCATTAATAGCTAGTTCATCTTTATATTTTTGGATAGGTTGCTCTCCTCTTGCATATAATCTACGAGTATGAAATTGATTAAAATTAACAATAAATCTATCTCCACCACCTCGTGTATTTCTAAACCATTCATTTTCAATAGCTCGCCCTACCAATGTTCCATATTCCAACGACGCCTTTTCTTCATCTGGTACTACCTGACTTGGAAAGCTACTGTTATAATTAGTTGTTATCATTTATTTTATTAATTTTGATAAATTTTTACCCGTACTATTATCATATTTTGCAAAATTTAAAAGAACTTCTTGTTTTTCAATTTTAGCATGAGGTCTGTATCTATGCTGATTACACGCCATCAAGGCTAACCCAGAACTAATAGATGCATCATGTGATGTTCTATTGTTTATATTAAATCTTGCCCAATCCTCTAAAGTTCTTTGGAAATATAAATCTCCATAGGTTTCTCCTAAATTACCAACAAAAGTTTCAATATAAGTTTCAATAGCTGCAGCATGAGCTTGCTTTATATCTTCACTTGAATTTGGTATCCCGCCAATTTCTCTTTCTGTTACTGATAATTTAGTTAGAGCTTTATCTGGCCTATTAATAGAAAAATGCCTATATCCTCTGCGACGTAAATAATACAAAAGTCTAGGTTTGTTATTTTCCGCTAAGATAGGCATTCCATAGAAGATTAGTGCCATAAGCACATCTTCAAAAAATATTTCAGCCGTTTGTGGTCTAGCTATATATTCTAAAAAGAAATGATTTGCAGGAACATTTTCCATAGACCATTTAGTTAATCCATGTAATGATCCATTTGAACCTCGTTTATCCACTGTCCCTGATATATCATAAGGGTCACATCCAAATGCGCCCAGATGTTTATTACCAGGATATTTCATTCCTCTTTTTATAATTACACTATTTTGAAGATTTTTAGGGGGTAGCCAGGAAATATGAAATTTTCCTTTTGGATTTGGCATAAATAATACACGACTATCTCTGATACTATCTTCCCATATAAAATTTCCTTTAGTAATTATATTATTATAATTTATATCTTCATTCCAATCTATTTGTTCATAGATTCTAGTTAAATTAAATAAAGATTCTTTAGTTTCGTCTCTAAATGCATGTTTTGTAGTCCTTGGGAATTGACGATAAAATTCATTTAATCCATCGGCATCATCTTTTAATCCATCTACTTCATTTTCCCAATAGTTGATAACACCAATTTTAATTCTTCCTCCATGGGGTCCAAAACTCGGGGCTTTGGGGGTTTGGAATACAGGTAAGCCATAAGAATCGATGTATCCTTCGTAGTTCCATTCCATAGGTATGAACAGAGAATAGAGTCCTGAGCGAGTCTGTCCATTGGCGTTTCTTTTTGTAACATCTGAATCATTATATAATTTTTTAAAGTTATCACCTCCTTTATCTAAAGCATTTGAAGTAGATCCCATCATACATTTACCAATAATTCTACTCCCTAATCTTAAAGTGGTTTTTGTTACGCGCCAATTATTTAAAATATTAGTTGGTCTTTCCCATTTTCCAGATTCGTCATGTACTAATAACTGTAATTTTTCTCCATCATAACTATTATCTCCAGTATTTTTCCAGTCAATAGTTGTGTCAAGCCCTTCTAATTCTTCTTCTTTGGTACCTAATTCTATCTTCCTTCTAGTAAATTTAGAAGCTGGAACTCTATATGCTAATTCTGTTTTAGGTCGATCCATACCATCTTGAATCGGTTTAAAAAAGAATGGATAATTAACTGATATTGGTACAACTTTATCAGTAAACATTTTTTTAGCATCGGGTCCAGTTTTAGATAATATTCCGTATCTTGAATCACTTGCTAAAGTAGCTAAATTTACAATCTCTCCTGAGGCCATAAAAGAGAATCCTGATCTACGGTTTTTAAGGTAACAAATTCCATAACATCTATTGTCGGCTTTACAAGCTTCCCAGAATATGAAGAATAATCTATTGGCTTCTCTAAAATCTGGTGCCCCAACATCAATCTTACTCCACTGCAAGTACATGTAGTGAGTCCCAGTAAGATAAGTATTAATATTTTTATTTTTAAACCAAAATCCTTCGTCTCTCCTTTTAAATTCTTCATCTATATAATTATGCCATTTTTCTTTAAACTCTTCTGGATAATCTTTCCAATCAAATACTGTTTTTATTCTTTGTAATTCTTTAGTATATTCATGCTTTTGCCATGAATTATTTTCAAATTTAACAACAGTTTTAGGTACTTTGGGTAAAGCAATTTTAAGATTTTGTATTTCATAAATTTCTCCAATCTGCCCAGTCTTACTAATAACTATAACATCATGATCATCATTATATCCATATTCCCATTTTTTATAACGATTTAATCTTTTTATAACTTTAGGTTTAATATAGTTAGTTAGGACTTTATATAAAGTTTGCTTATACATTATTTAGACCTCCCTTCTGCAAAACCTTTAAAAGTTTTTTCTTTCTTAACTTTTTTAGGTTTATTTTCTAACATATCTTTTTCTTCATTAATTCTATTAAGAATTTCAAAAGCATCAAATATAGCTAATTTTTTAGTGGCTGCAGCATTTTTTAATCTATCTGCGGAAATATCATCGTCTGAATCTACAATTGGTTCTTTAGCAACTTTGATTAATTCTTCAACTGCTTTGTGCCCAGCTTGGATTATATTCAGTTTCGTTTCCTTTATA